GTTAGGTCCAACGGCGTTTCAATGCAAGGTTGCCGTACCTCACTGATGTTGACAAATGCAACGGGTCACCAGCCTCTCTTAGGCCGATGATCCGAAAACATTTGAGCAGCGCCGGGTCGTCGTCTAAGACGTCACCCGAACGAACCGGTACAGCGACTAATCCTCGGCTTTTCGGCCGCTGATAGTCACCGTGCCAACCCTGGTGTGAGCGAGCATTGCTGTAGCTCTCCCACCCCAAAAGCTGGTCTCCTTTAGCCACGGACGGCAAGGTTCCCCACAGTCTTTCGACTGCGGACCGAACCGCCCGGCTCGTCCTCCACATACCAGCCCAATAAAGCTGGTTAGCGAAAGCGATGGCCGAAACGAGACCTTTCACATCAGCTCTGCAATCGGGGATTTTCCTGCGACAGTAGACAGGAGTAACGTCTACACCGCCATAATAGTCCCCACCGCAACTCTCCCTGAACATTCCTGTCCAGAAAGACTTCGCGGCGTTAACCCTAAGACCAAACAGCTCAAGGTCTTCGATCACAGAAGGTGCCGTGTGCACGGGAACAATTAAGTCGTCTCCGTACACGTAGACCCCGGCCGTGGCATTGCTCACGGTACGGGGAGTAACGGCCCTGCCGCTCCGAACTATCCTGCTGGTGATGATGGTACAGTAAAAAACCATCGCCTCCATCGGGAAGCAGAGAGCGGACCCCATAGACGCGAACTTGCTGAGGGGTATTCCCCTATTTGAATTCGGCAAGATCGCACGCGTCGATCGACACGCAAAAACATGCCGGGCAAAACCCGGCACGACCTTGAGCATCCATGCGACGTGCTTACAAGACACCCTATCGCTAGCGTCCGACATGTCGAGAGTGGCAAGCTTGCCATCAAAACTAGCGGACCTTGCGAGCTGGTTATTAACAGACTGGTCACTGAAGTTAACGTGGCCAGCTGTATACCGTCCGAGGGACTCAATTCTCGGACGGAGCCAGTCCGCGATTGCTTGTTGCATATATTGCATTGCAACAGGTTCAATCGCTATTATTCGAGGCGTCTTTGCTGTCTTAGGGACAGGAGTGACCTTCACAGGCGACTCGTCCCGGGGCAAAGTGTACGTGACCGATTGTGCGCGCGATAACGCCACGTCGTTCAGGATGTTTGAGACCCCAAACTCAGTAAACGGGAACTCACGCTCTAACCGCATGGGCCAGTCGTGGAAATCAAACTTACGATTCCCTCGAATAGCCTCTGCAGTCGTACCGGGTCCATGTCGTGGGTGATAATCGTCGTAGCAGCGGCCAAAGCCACTGTTACTAAATACATCACTCCACACAATCGCCGATACCCTTTTAAAGGCATCGGTGAAAACTTGTGCTGAGACATGGTCACGCACCTCTTTCTCTACGCCAACGAAACGTCGCAGCGCCTTTGCTACGCGCTTCGGGGAAGCCGATAAGAACAATTTGGACACCACTCGGCATACTTGCCTAATGGCCCAAATGCACTGCACGGCCACACCATGTGGTTGACGCAGGGCACCATCACTGTCGAACACCTGGTCGAAGAAACCTCCAAGGAATTGGGGGAGACTTCTTCCGCGACCGCTAGTGAATGCGGAAGCGTGAGTTGATGACCAGTGACCATCGCTGAGGGCCTTTTCAAGCCCGGAAGCGAGGGTTGGGAGGGTGATCGTGAGAAACGACTCGCCTTCATGTTCGACTCTCCATGCGATCTCTTTTAGATCGCGGTAGGGGTTGACACCACATAAGTTGCTGCAATCAAGCAGCACTAATGAGGTGATCTCAAGCAGGCTTTTCATGGAATCCTCCTAAGTTGGGGGTACGCCAATCCTGGCCTGGGATCCTAACATCACCTTGGTCGGTCGCCATTTCATACGACCGACCTGTTCTGGGGGACTTACGTGTCGCCGGAAACTACACGAGCAGAAATCTGCGTTGCATCTGTCGGATCATAAAGAAGATACGCCAGTGCATGCAGGAGGCCTGTCCAGTTGGTTCCGGTCCCCAGCACACCGACATCCGCGACGAAGTAGCACGATGACACTTTGATCGAGTTGATCGAGGAATCCATCGGGTCGGTAACGAGCTCTCTCTCCGTCAGCCTGACGGTTGAGCGATTTCGCTTCCCCTCCTGGTGGCCCACGAACAAGTCGACCCAGTGAGTCGAGCTTATTACGTAGCGGTACGTCGAAGATGTTGGCCCTCGTGAAATGCACGCGAACGTCATGGTCGCGGCGCCGGAGCCATTTAGGGCTACGGCGACCGTTGCACCTGTAGGCGCGCCTGTCACGAGGACAAAAGGATCTGCAAACAATGAGGTCACTCCACTTAATTACGGCCAGGGCGCCAAGATCGGAGCCCTATCAACCGCGGGTCGGGAACCCTCCTAGAGAAAAGGAGGGCAGCAAGGATTGATTTCTGCCGGAAGTTAAAGTCCGACGTTTTCAATCCAAAACCAAACGGTGAGGCCTTCTGACGCAGCTTCTGCTTCTTTATAAGTGAATAAGAAACAGCATCAGAACCTGGATCAACATGAGACGTCGAGTACCCTAAGGGACTCGTCACTTCATGTTCATTCCAAGTAACGTGAGCATCCACCTGAAAACGATTCGTAATCGTCTCCATGACATGAGGGCTCAAGATAGCCTCGTTGTCGACTGCGTTGGCGGATAGGTTCGACAAGATGTCGCCCACATTCGCAAACCAGTCGGCTAGCCATGTCCAAGGATAAACTGAGTACAAGGTCGCCGGCGTTACATTTACACCGGATAAGATGGCCTTGGCCTTGTTCGTCCATTCACTGGATCCTATTCCCGGTACGTGGTAGTAGAAAGTTCCCACAAACCAGGTTTCAGTGACTATCTCGTGACGCCAACTTAAGATGGCTTCACCAGAAATGTCCGAGTCTAG